TTAGAGGTGGAGAAAGAGGCGAAGGAAGTTTCTCTCCAACTGTATCACAGTTTGCTGAGGGAGGACTTACAAATGGTGGTATGTTCAAGGGTGCATCTCATGCTAATGGTGGTGTGAAGTTTAGAGTTGGTGGTAGAATACACGAAGCTGAAGGTGGTGAGGCTATCATAAATAAGCGTTCCACAGCTAAGTTTAGACCAATACTATCTGCTATAAACTCATACAACGGAAATGGTGTAAAGTTTGCTGAGGGTGGATTAATATCATCAGGAGAAAAGTTTGCTATGGGTGGAGAACTTAGAGGTGTACAAGAGCTTATAAATGGCTCTAACGGAGGAACACAAAGAGTTGTATTAGTAGAGAGTGATGTTACTGCAACTCAGAACAGAGTTAGCAACATTGAAAGTCAAGCCACTTTTTAGTATATTGCGTAATGGCATTCAAACAAAACAAAGAAGAAGTAGTATTAGAGTTTATAGAACTAATATATAAAGAAGTAAGAAAAAAGTATTCTGAAGAAGCAGGTATAAAGAATGTTTTATACCATCTTGTAGAAAGAGGATTGATTGATGCTAAAAGACTAAGAAACTATATGGTCATAAAAGATTTTCATAATTTTATGTCTGATAACAATGGTCATTCTACCCATACATTTATGGACTTATCAATCAAGTATGATATATCAGATAGAACAGCACAATCTATCATATACAAAGAAAGAGATAAATTTAAAAAAAATAATAACATTAGGTGATGATTTTGCAAGTTTTTTCGCAAATCACTAAATAACTATAATTAAGTTTGCATTTATGAATAATTGGTACTCGATAAATAATATAGCTGAAACTGCTGAAATCTCTATCTACGATGAGATAGGAGATTATGGTACTTCAGCAAAAAACTTTATAGAGGAAGTAAAGAATATAGGTAAGAAAGATATTACACTACGCATTAATTCTGTTGGTGGAAGCGTATTTGATGGACTTGCTATCTATAACACTTTGCGTTCTCACGCAGGGTATGTAAACATTAAGATTGAAGGATTGGCTGCCTCAATATCAACTGTCATAGCAATGGCAGGAGATAATGTTGAGATGGCTGAAAACGGATTCTTTATGATACACAACCCTTTTGGGCAATCAGCAGGAGAAGCAGGAGATATGCGTAAAACTGCTGACTTACTTGACAAGATAAAAAATGAAATCATTGAAATCTATCAAAGAAAAACAAACTTATCTTATGATGAGCTTTCTGATATGATGGATAAGGAAACTTGGTTATCAAGTCAAGAGGCACAGGAACTTGGTTTTGTAAATGATATTACAGAGCCTATAAAAGTTGCTGCTAAATATAATCTTTCTAAATTTACTAATGTGAATGAGGAAAAGGTTATGGGGATATTAAATATGAATAATAACAAAAAAACTTTAAAAATGACCGAAGAATTAAAAACTTGGTTCAACAGCCTTAAAGAGGAAATCGTTATGGCTGTTAAAGGAGAGGATGTTTCTACTCCTAGTGAAGTTTCTGTTGTTCTTTCTGATAACGAAGAAATTGTAAACAAGTTCTCTGAACTAGAGGATAATGCAAAATCTTTGAGAGAAGAAAAAGAAGAATTGGCTAACTTAGTTGGTGAAAAAGAAAGCACTATTGCTGACTTAACTAACAAAGTAGCTGAGATGGAAGCAAAGCTAAACAAAAGTGAAGCGACTGAAACAGTAGTAGAAGCTGAACAAGAGCCTACAATCACTCCAAAAGAGGAAGTTGTAAACGAATGGGATTCTTTTGCTAAATCAATTTTGAAATAATAATTTAAAAATAATAAAAAATGGCTATAACAGGTGCAAGTTTACCTGCTGTAAATCAGTATGATGTAAACAAAACAATTCTTGAACCTTTATTTTTAGGTCAAGACTATATGCAATACATGGATGTAATGCCTAATGTTGCAGGAACTATTGTAATTGACAGATTTCAAGCTCTAAGTGGAATCACTAAGGCTTTTGCTTCAGGTGCTTTTTCTTCTGAATCAGGAGATAAAGGTGCTACTGTAACAATTACACCAAAAAGAATGGAAGCTGAAGTGGCTTTCGCAGGTGATTCTTTATTCAACAAAATGAAGGGTCAATTATTAAGAGGTGGACACGACTTCGATAATGTTGATGGAACTATTGTAAAAAACATTCTTCTTGACTTAATCGGACAAGGTGTACAGTCTGACTTCAATCGTCAGCTATGGTTATCAACTTTAGATTCATCAACTCCTGATGCTAATTTCGGTATCTATGATGGTATCTTTGAAGCTATGCGTAATGCAGGTGCTACTCAAATTGCAAGAACATACTCAGGCTTATCTACACAAGCTGACAATGTTGCTTTAGTAGTAGGTAATGGTGTTAAAATCTTACAAGGTTTATACGATACTGCTTCTCCTGAGTTATTAGGTGCAGGAAATCACGTATTCTTCGTATCAGGAGATATTGCTGATGACTACTTAGTTACTTTAGAAGGAACAGGTTATGCAGCAGGTGGTTACGGAACTTTAGTTAATGGTATGCCACAACTAATGTACAGAGGTATTCCTGTTGTTGTGCGTAGAGATTGGGATATTGCTATTGCTGCATCAGCAGACAATGCTACTGCAATCAATGGTTGTACAAGTGTTAATGAAACTCACAGAGCTGTATTAACAACAAAAGATGCTTTCGTTGTTGCTACTGACTTTGCTTCAAATTCAGTTGAGCAATGGTACTCTAACGATAACAAAGAGTATCGTTTCAGAGTAGCTTATTCTGTTGGTTGTGCATTGAAAGATGCTAAGTTAGCTGTGTTCTACACTCCTAACACAATGGAAACTTCAGGTTACTAATAATTGAATTAAATTAAGGGGGATGAAATACTCCCCCTAATTTTTAACTTATAAAATAATAATAAAATGGCAATAGAAGCATTAGGTGTTAACAACACCGATATGGAAATAAGAGGTGGTTTGCAGTATGTTGCAATTACTACTTGGGCAGATGCATCAGCAGTTACTTTTGATGATTCAGATGACCACGCAATAAGTGCTGTTGCAGGAATTTCTGATGCAAAGTTATTTGACCTAAAATTAGGTACAGGTTCTTTGACAACAGCAGGAACGAAAGAAGGTGGCACTATCGCTTTTGAACATACAGTATCTTTCTATGTTCCTAACATGAGTTCTGCTCACATGAGAGCTTTAGAAAGCATGAAAGACACTAATTTAGCTGTGTTTGTAAAAGACCATAGTGGTCAGGCTTACTGCGTTGGCTATCATTCAGCATTTGCTTTAGAAGATGATTATGCTAATCAGCAAGTAGTTTGCAGACTTTCATCTATCGAAGGTGGAACAGGTGCAGCACTAGGTGATGAGCATGGTGTTACTGTAACAATCACTTGTGTAGCTCACGAAATGCCTAGAGCATTTTCAGGTACATTTACTCCTGATAGTTCAGCAGGTACAGTTACAATATCTTAATAATTAACTGAAAAGGATTGGGTTTGACATACTATTTGTCATTCCCCTCCTTTTTATTATATTAGCATTATGTATAAAGCAAGACTTAAAAAAGGTGTTACTAGATTTGGTAAAGGTGGACTTCTTGTTGATTGGTCAAAAGCTACTCAAGAACAAATGAAGTTAGTTTACGAAATGGGAAGCGACCTTGTAACAAAAGAAGAAGATGCAAAACCAAAGAAAAAGAAATCAAAAGCAAAAGAAAACAACTCCACAGATAAAGAGTAGTTTCGGAACTAAGTATGCTTTTGTAAATCTATCAACTCCTGAAATAAACACAGAGGTTAAGGATTTAGACAGGTTAAGAGAGCCTTATATTCCTTTTGGAAAGGACAATCTATTTCCTCAGTATTTAGCAGAACTAAAAAGAAACTCATCTACGCATAGGTCTGTATTAGCACAAAAAACCACATTTACAACAGGTAGTGGATTTTTTACTACAAGTGAATCTCTAAAGAATTACATTGAAGATGTAAATGCTGATGGAGAAAGTTTGAAGGATGTGTTTAAGAAACTAGCTGATGATTACTTTACTTATGGTAATGCTTACCTAGAGGGTGTTGTTTATGATGGTGGTATCAACTTCTATCATAAAGATGCTTCAACAGCAAGAGTTAGTAAGAACAAGCAATCAGTTTGTTTTCATCCTGATTGGACTAATTACAAAAAACATCCTGAAAAAAAGCAAGTAATTCCTGTATATCCTAGAATATCATCTAGTAGATTTATTATACATTACAAGGATTACGAAAGTACATTTAGTTTTTATGGTTTACCTGACTATGTAGCATCACTTGAGCATATAGCGATTGACTACGAAATAGGAAAATATAACCATACAGCATTTAAAAATGGCTTCAGTCCATCAGCTATCGTTACTGTTAACGGAGATTTTGGTGAATCAGAAGCAGAGAAGTTTGTTGAAGCTGCTAAAGATACCTTAACAGGTAGTGGAAACAACTCAAAGATATTATTCTTAGTTAAGAATGGTGATGACAGTAGTGGAACTGATGTTCAAATCATTAATAACAAAGAAGATGGTGATTTCTTAGATTTACAGAAACTCACCGACCAAAACATTATTACTGCTCACAGATGGCAACCTGCCTTGAGTGGTATTGTTTCATCAGGTAAGATGAACAACACAGGAAGCGAGATTAGAATTGCTTATGAATTAGCAATGAGTACAGTAATTAAAGATACTACTAACATTCTTCTTGCACCTATTAAAAAGGTATTAAATAGAGAGTTAGGGTTTGATACACAAGATTTACAGGTAGTTTATGAACCACCAATCTCTTTCTTATCAGACTTAGACCCAAAACAAGTTCTTACTATCAATGAGCAGAGGTTAATGCTTAACAAGGATTTACCAAACATTCCTGATGGAGAACTACTAATATCTGACAGACAAACAATAAGAGTAGAACGAAGCGAAACACAAGGGTAATATGGCAAATGTAAGACAATATGATAATTTAGTAACAGCATCAGAGGTTATATCCAAGTCCTTTACAAATCAAGCGACTGATTTATCTTTGATTAGTGATGAACTTATTACGATAGCTGAACTTGCTCACATCAAACCAATGTTAGGTTTAGATATGTATGAGGAACTTAAAACTCAAAACGATTCATCAGGAACTCTTACTACTGCCAACTCTGACCTACTAACACATTATCTTAAAGATGCTTTATGTTGGTATGTTAGATTTGAGGCTATGAACGAAATACAGTACAACACAACCTCAGCAGGTTTAGTTGTTAATGTTTCTGAGTTTAGCAGTCCTGCAAATGTAGAGCAGTTCAATCAAATGAAGTCTGACACTTTTAGAAAGGCACAAGTTCTTAGTGATGATATGATTGCTTATATTACACATGAAGACCAAACAAATTCTTATCCATTGTACGGAAAAGATGGAGATAGCTCTATGCCTTACGATGGAGATGTAGCTAAAAAAATGAACGGAATAATTTTTTACTAATGGCAACAAATTTTCCAAAGAAAGGTGATGACAAAAAGATTTCTTTGCGTAACAGCGAGGAAAAGCAGTTCAGTTATGAGTTTGCTAAAAACCTAAAAGAGCAACAGCCAAAGATATGGAAGGCAGGAGGCAACATTAGAGGTAATGAGGCTTTTATGCTTTGGGGTAGAGCAAGAGATGGTCAAGATACTGAAGCTATAAGAGAGTGGATAAAAGAAAGAGAGAGTTGGGCAAAAAGACATTTTAGAGATGGGCAAAAGTTCAAAGGAGATGTAGAGCCAAACCTCAGCAATGTAGCAGGTGTTGTTGCACAGATTAAATGGGGTGTAATAGGAAACTTAGGACAGCAGGGAATGAAAGATGTGATACTAGAGCTTACAAAGAAGCTAGAAGGTCGTAAAGAGCCTAAAAATGTATCTCCTACTGTAAAGAAAGGTCTTGAGGCTAAAGTTAAAGAACATAACGAAGATGTTAAGGACTTAAAGGTAGATTGGAATCCAAGAGTTACTTACAAGAAGTTAGAGAAAGTATTTGACAGAGGCATCGGTGCTTATCGCACAAATAAAGAATCGGTTAGACCCAACGTAAAATCTGAGGAACAATGGGCATACGCAAGAGTAAATTCTTTTCTTTTTGTTATGAGAAAGGGTCGCTTTCAAGGTGGTACTCACGACACAGATTTACTACCAAAAGGACACCCTGTAAAGGAAAAGATGAAAGAAACAGAGAACGCAAGAAAAAACCCTAACTGTCCTGATGGATGGGAACACCAAATGCCTGATGGCTCTTGGATGTGTGGTAAAGAACATGGTGGTGGTGGCTACAACAAAGTTGATGAAGAAAAACTTGTAAAGCTACTAAATATAATGAAAGAAGATTTAATAACAGAAATAAAATTAATTAAGAAATAATGGCAAGTACAGTAACAGCACAAACGCTTACAGTAGATATATCAGAAACTATTACATTAGGTGGAACTAATTATAGTAGCACAAAGTCATTAAGCATTGCTAATATAACAAGCATATTCAAAAGAGTGGTTACTTGCATAGCTAGTCAAACGACAACTATTGCAACATTCAATGGTAATGTTTTTGCTTCAGCAAATGCTATTGATTTAGAAGATACAAAGTACATTAGAATTACTAATATGGATGATGCAAATCCTCTTGAGTTAGCTGTCGTAGGTGCAGCAACACTATATCAAGTTGTTTTGGCAGCAGGTGAATCTCATATATTAGGCTCTCCTGATGACTTAATGTTGGCAGAAGCAGACACAAGTCCTAGCTTTGGAACAATGGCTGATATAGCAAGTATTCAAGTGAATCCTGCTTCTAATGATGTTGATATAGAAATTTTTGTAGCAAGTATATAATATGGCAAGTAACGAACATAACAGTTTACCTAACGACCAACTTCATAATCCTAAAGATTTTAGTACAGCAAGTAACAATACTGTTCTTACTAAAAATGGTTCAGGAAATATATCTTGGCAAGATGATAGGTTAAGAACAATGCAGCATATTAGAGTTGCAGGTTTTCTTTCAGGTGTTACTTCTACAAGTGAATTTGCACCTGTTTATGCAGGTGGTACAACTCACCAATTTACTACTGTTACTACTGACCCTACTGCTGATGCACAGGATGCTGTTGCACAAGCACAGCTATATTGCACTAGAGCAGGTTTTGTAAATGCTTTTAATGGTGTTCTTGCTGCTACAAGTGGAAAGACAATAAACTTAAAAGTATATAAAGGCACTCCTGCTGATGCTAGTGCTGCTGCTATTAATTTAACTCAACTAGGTTCAACTGCTACTGAAGTAGGTGGTGGTAATACTAATGTTGATGTATTTGCAGCAGGTTCTTTAGGTTCTTCTGCAACATTTGCAGCAGGTGATGTAATAATTGTTACAATATCAGCAGGTAATACAGATTCTACTACTTGTAGATTTAACGGAACTTTAGAAATAGTTTACACAGAGTAATGAAAAAGGGGTTGCAAAGAGTAAAAGATATTTTTTGGTATAGCGACAGCGAACCTAATGAAATAATGATTGCTCTTGCCATTACTTTTGTCCTTCCTATAATGATATACAAAGACTTTTTAATACAGAATTGGGTGTTAGGAATCTTTGGTGTTTGTTCAGGAATCTTTCAGTTGTATGCTTCTGCTTGGTGTGGATGCTTGAATAAAAGATTGGTTGCTGTTCAAATATCTTGTGTAGTATGCGTATCAACTTGTTTGAGTTTATTTACACAGGGGTTACTAGGGGGTAGCAAGTCTGCTTGGTTTATAATTTTAATACTTTCTGTTTGGAATATGATAAGAGTATTTAAACAAAAAATACTTCGATAATGGAAGCAATACAACAGATATTAATTACATTAGCAGCAGTAGCAGGTTCTACTGCATTATGGAACTTTTTAAGTGAAAGAATAAAAGCCAAAACAGAGGCTCGTAAAGATGATTTAAGAAATGATGATGGTATGCAGTACAGAGATGATTTAAAGGATAGAGTTAGAAACTTAGAAAGTTTACTAGCCAAATCATCAGATGAAAAAGATGAGCTTAGAGATACTGTGTTAGAACTTACAAAACAAGTAAGTGAATTATCAGTTAAAGTTGAGTTCTTAGAAAAAGAAAACGAAAGACTTAAAAATTTAAGATAAATGAACTGTAATTGTGAAAAAGCATTGGCATCTTGTGATTGCCTTGTGGCTGAAAATGTTGCTGAAACTGTTGAAACTGCTGAGATTATAGAAGCAGAGGTAATTTCAACAGGTATTGATACTGTTCTTAATGATTTTTCAAGTTGGATAAATGACCTTGAAACTGATGAGCAACCTACCTGCAACATAGAAAATCCTGAAGATTGTGAAAATTGTGGTAGCTAATGATACAAAAGGACTTAACATTATCCGTAGGTAATATAATTTGGATTGTAGGTATCATATTTACTATGGGAACTGCTTATAGTCAAATATCACATTTAGAAGAACATATTGTTATAGTTGAAAAGCGATTAGATAAAAAGATAAAACTTCTCAATGATTGTGATGATAGGATTGTAGAGTTAGAAAAAGAGTTAGCTACTTATAAAAATTGTAAACATCATAAATAATGGAATTAGTTGTATTAAGATACAATTTATCTTCGGATAGCACAAATGGTATGCTACTAGAGAAAAGTTGGATAGGCTATGATTTTCTTTGTTACACTCTTGAAGATGAATACAGAGATAAAAAGGTCAAAGGAGAAACAATGATACCTTATGGCAGGTATGAAATTAAATTAAGAAAAGAGGGTGGATTTCATAATAGATATAGCGAGAGATTTCCTGATATACATGATGGTATGTTGCATATCACTAATGTTCCTAACTTTGAGTATATTCTTATACATTGTGGGAATACTGATGAGCATACTTCAGGTTGCTTACTTGTTGGCGACAGCCAAGAAAACAACGGATTGATAACCGATGGATTTATAGGAAAATCTACACAAGCCTATAAAAGAATTTACAAGCATATATTAGAAGAACTACAAAAAGGAGAACAAGTTTTTATAGAATATAAGCATATAAACGATTTTTTTAATTAACCCTTCACAAAGGGTTCACAAAGGGTAGTTTATACCCTATATAATAAAGATAAATATAAAGTTAAAGATAAGGATAAGGATATGAGTATTTTGGGTAAAATTTTTAGTAGTGGTGCAAAAGATTTAGTTGATAGTGTTGGAAATGCTATTGACAAGATGCACACATCATCAGAGGAAAAAGAGCTTATAAAAGCTGAAATAAAAAAAACTATATTAGACTATGATTACAACATTCAAAAAGAAGTTACAAAGCGTTGGGAAGCTGATATGCAAGGAAATTGGCTCACAAAGTCGGTTAGACCTCTTTCGCTTATTTTTCTACTCGTTGTGCTTACAGTTTTTACTTTGGTTGATTTTGGTTTTGTGAATTTAGAAATTAAAGATTCTTGGATTGACCTTTGGCAACTTCTAGCACTAACTGCCTTCGGTGCATACTTTGGAGGTAGGTCATACGAAAAAATTAAGAAATGATTTGTTTTGTAGTTTTCTTTTTAGTAGTTTTATAAATCTTTATATCCGTTCTAGGATATTCTGTCTAGTGTTTAGTTAAATTTGGGGGTATTTGCATACTCCCATTTTTTTTTATATATTGCGAAAAATTTTCATTATGAAACAATTTAGACCTAGACTATCTAAAAAAGAATATGAAATAATACAGCAATATAGAAGTGGTAACGCTGTGGGTATCATTGGAGATACGCATGAGCCATTCTGCCACCCTGATTACAGGAATTTTTGCTATGAAGTATTTGATAGGTTTGGTGTTTCACAAATTGTACATATTGGAGATGAAGTTGACAACGCAGCTCTATCGTATCA